ATGGCTAATAACTCTCGACACATCAAGACAAAGCACAAGGGCGTCTTCTACCGCGAGAGCGTATCTCGTACTCTTCGCGGGAAGCCAGACCGCTGCTACTCGATCTGGTACCAAGATGCCCAAGGTAAAGGGCACTGGAAGCGGATTGGCTGGGCCTCCGAGGGAGTGACCCCCGAGTCGGCCCTGCTTGAGCGCATGGAGATTTGCCGGGACGTGGGCCGGGGCCTGCCCATTGCCGATGCAGAGTCGTTCACCGTTGGGGATGCCGTCGAGCACTATATGCGAATGGCCAAGGCTGAGAAGAAGACCTCGGCCGACAAAGCTCGGGCTCACTATGACAAGCATTTGGGGCCGCTTCTCCATGCGCTGCCCTTGGTGGCCGTAACATCCACCATGCTCACAGAGATCACGGGCAGGTTGCTTGATCATCTGTCTGAGCAGAGCGTGGTTCACTTGGTCGCCTTTGCACGTCGGGCCGTATACCGCGCTATCCGCGATCAACGGTACAGAGGGGCCAACCCCTTCAGCTCCCGTCGTGAGAGCGCCTATCGCATGCCCGCTGTCGACTCTGCCCGTGAACGCTTCTTCACCCCTGAAGAGGCCACGACCCTGCTGGCTACGCTGCAGCGCTCTTCTCGGCCCTTGTACGCCATGAGCTTGCTCTCGTTGCGCACTGGTCTCCGGGTAACGGAGATCTTTGGCCTCACTGGCCAGAGCCTCTCCCCTGCGACGGGGTTCATCAACTTCACTGACAAGCAGCACAAGCGGGCGAGGGTCCACGCTGACGGTGATATCTTCGAGATGCTGGCAGAGTTTGTGGGAGCCCCTGGGGAACTCCTGTTCCCCACAGCCGATGGACGCCGGCAACGCCGAGTATCCTCCACGTTTTCGCGCACCGTCGAAAGGCTGGGCCTCAACGCCGGCATTACGGATGACCGCCAACGCATCACGTTTCACACGTGGCGGCACACCTTCGCTTCTTGGCTGGCGCAGTCTGGTCAAGTCACGCTGCAGGAACTCATGGGGCTGATGCGTCACAAGACCCTCAGCATGACCCTGAGGTATGCGCACCTCATCCCCTCCCAGCAACGAGAGAAGTTGAGCATTGTAGGCCAAGCGCTGGCCAACGCGAGCAATAACTAGCTGCACGGTTGATCCTGCGTCGGCTGGTAGGCGTTTGTGAGCCAATCCTCGACGTCGGAACGCCTGTAGCGCACCTGCTTCGCTGTCGGCTTGGAGTAACGCGGGCCGATATTATCGCGCCGCAGCTGTTCCAGATAACGCTGTGGCAGGTTGTATTCACGTTCCACATCGTCAGGGGACAGCCACAGGCTGGGTGGGCTGGTCTCTGCTTCCTCTCCTGTCGTCCTGTCCCGTACCTCAATTCGCACGTCCAGCTTGGTCGTCTCCATTGTATTGACCACGACCGCCGCTATGCGCTGCAGCATCTCGCGCATCGCGGTCGCACGGTGTTGACGGGTCTCGTACACTTGGCACGCATCATTCTCATGGACAATCAGGCCATTGCCAGCCCGCTGGATGGAGAGGATATGGTTAGCGTTCATCGGTATCCCTCTCTGCTGCAGCGCCGTGCCGTTGAACGAACACCGCCTTGCCATCGGCTATCCAGTGCTCGGGGATGTAGGCAGCGTGCAGGGCGTAGCAGGTGGGGCAGCGCCCCTCGACCTTGAGCACGCGGGTATCCCATGACGAGATGTCCTGTGCTGTGTGCATGGTGTCCCGCGAGTGCATGCGGCGTGTGACGAGCAAGCGCGAGCCCTCTTTGAATCGTCCAGAGGGTTCGTCGGCCATCATGATGATGGAGCAGCCGGGCCAATCTTTCTTACGCACAGGGGGGGCGACGAGAGCGTCCACCGTCGCGTCGGAGGCCTCGCCCGGCATAGGCACCTTGGCCGCAACAAAAGTCGCCGCCCGCGAGGCCCGAAGCTCTGCAAGGATGGCTCCGATTTCCTCCCCCAGCATCGCGGGGAATCGGTCTAGGCCATCACCAGCGAAAAGGACTCCATCACCCCATTCAGTGCTGACACGCTTCGAGCAGTCGCGCACGGCGCGTTCGAAGGCATCGTTGAGACGATCACGAATCATCTGTGCATACATGCCTACATGCCCTCCTGCTGAATACTCTCGCGGAGCGCGTGCGTATGCTGGATCTTCGCCTTCAGGACGAGCCCGTCTGCCTCCACCCTGCGCCGTGTGATCTCAAGACCGCGCGTCAGGTGGTCCAGTGCTTCCACCCGGGAGCGATGCCACCCGGCAGGCGCTGTCTGGGCATGGCTCTCTTCACTGCCACGGCACCGCACCACGAATCGTGACTCGTTGCTGATGATGACGTGCCCCTCGACGATGTGTAGACCATCGCTCCCGCGCCTGAAGAACGCCCTGTAGAGCCGCTCTCCTTCGATATAGGGGGTGTTCTGTGTCATGATGACTCCTTGTTGTGCTCGCGCCCGACGATGTAGCTCCCTTCGCGGGATAAGACGAAAGCCGCAGGGGCCGTCGGAAAGAGTGTGCCCAACGCGGCGTTGGAAAACTCTGCTCCCTTGCTGACGTCCACCGCCCTGCGTACTCGTGAGGCCTTCCCCTTTACCGCCTCCATAAGAGGCTCAAGGGCCAGTTCGCGCGTGGACGCTGACCAGTACAACGCGACATGAGATGCATCCCCCAGCAGCCTGACGGCCGCCCTGTTCAGTCGGCATCTCCGCTTCCGAATGGACAGGCGCGGAGTTCCCTTTTCGATGCTGGGGGGTGTCTGTACCGCCATGAACGTTCGTCCACCGATGATGATTGCCCCCTTCGGAACGACAGCGACATCATCACCACATTCCGCAGGAACTGCGGGAGCGGACTGGGCGGCCGAGGTGTCTTTTAGAGCAGAAGGAGAAGGCGCGCGTTCATGGGTGTCTACCACCTCTCCCTTCCGATATGCGGTGTAGCACGACCAACAAAGGCCACGAGCCGGAAGCGGTGCCTCACGACCGCAAGCCTTGCATGTTCCTTTTGATGCCATGTCATCCTCCATCACCAACATCGTCTGATTGACTGCCAAGGGTACCCGGCGGAAGCGTGTTGCTGACGCAGCCAGTTGCTGCCCCCTAGCGCACCCTTTGCAGTGGGCGAGTTGCTCCGGAGAGGCAGCGCAGACCGCGTTGCTACAGTCTGTATCGCTTGCCGGGCGGCCTAGTAGAGAGCAGTGGGCGTCCATGGGGACTCCTAGATATCGATTTCGTGACCAAGGCACCCTTTTTCATAGGGGTCGAATCGATCACAGGGCTTGAGAGGAAAAAGCTTCTTCCCTGCCGCCTTCTCCTCGCGGAGGAACTCGCGAACATCCGAAGCACTCATCGGCACGCCGTCCCGCAGGAACTTTCCCGCGAGCTTTTCATCGGGGAACAGGTATTCATCCAAGAGATAGTCAATCGCCACAGACAGATGGAATTTCTTACCTTTCATTGTTCGTCCTTTGGCTGAAGGTCAGGCTAGAGCCGCCTTGTACTAGTGCTGCTATCGCTTCCGATGCCGCCACGCCATGACGCCACACCATGCGGCCAATGTGGAGCACACAACCAACGGTCCCCACAGCCACAAGTCGGCATCAGGCATCGCGGCCACCGCCCCTGCACCCTTTCTTGAAGCCCAGCTTGCGCATGCCACTCTGGCCGATACCCGCTGCGAGGCGCTTGAGGTCGTAATTGTCAACCCCAGCCTCGATTAAGTCGCTCCACTGGTAGCCATGTTGCAGCAACACTTCAAAAGCCAAGACGTCTTCGCCTTCCTCTGCGATGTAGGCCGCTGCAGTCGCCATGCCTCGCACAAACCATGCATCTGCTTGGGCATCAGACATCATGGCACTCCTCCATCGCGGAACTCTCCGGGGTAAGGTTGCCCATGGGGCTGCATTTTGACCTGTGCCTATCCCGCACGCGGCGCACAGCAAGCCTAGCTGGCACCAGCGCGGCCTTGTCGGCCTGTGTGACTCCCCGCGCGTCAAAGAGTTCGTCGAGTTGCCGCAAGATCGCATGAGCCCTTTCTGCGAGCACTGCCGAGGGATGCATCCGCATGGTCTCCTCCTTGCCTTACTGTCGTGATACCGGGGGATACCGCGCCACTATGTTCACGGCATCCGCCGCTACCCCGAGATCTACGAGCGAACGCGCTCTGCCTCTTCTGCCCGGCTGACGATAGCGATGATGGCCCGCAAGGCTTCATACCCATCGGCCTTGATGCGACGTCCCTCTTCGGCACTGATGGAGCCATCACCAAGCGCATCGCCGAGCGTGGCCATGAGTTCTCCGAACTCGCGCACGGCTCGTATGGCGTCACGCTCTGCGCTGGCCAAGGGCCGCAATCCTGCTGGCAGAGACAGGCAGACGCACCCCATGGCCCCGCACAGGTAGTCGAGCGGGCGCGTCGACCCGGTGGCTTGCATGAGCGGAATGAGCTGCAACAAGCCGAACTTGTGGCCCGGTATGGAGCCGTTCAGTTCATTCATGAGCGTTGAATAGCCCTTGCCCATGAGCGCGGAGATCTGCGACGCGCTACGACCCGAGGGTGCGCGCTTCACGTCTTCCTGCAACACTTCAAGGATGGAGTCGTGCTCGGTCATGAGATGGTTGCCCCTCTATTCTCAACAGCAGGTTAATCGTTGCCCAACTCGTCACCCTTGGGAGGCTGATACACTCCAAAGGGGTCGGCCGGGTTGGAGAGGAAGCGCGAAAAAACCGGGCAGGCATTTTCATACGTCGCGATAAAGTCGGGATGCTTTCCTGCGAGGAGGTCCTCGACCGAAGGCAGATCTTGGGGGCGCTGCTGCATCGGGTTCTCCGTTCTGTCTGAATGATGACCATGAGGGGGAATGAGAGTTGACATATTAGATTCTCGTGTACTTTCGCGTTCAGCTTATGCAGGGCAGTAGAGTCGACTTGGCCTATGCCTCGGCTTCAGAGCGACGCCGCTGAGGGCCGGGCCGCTCGGGGCTGCGCTGAGGAAGCAACTCCTCGGGAACCTGCAGTCCGCGAAGGATGTCACGGTACTTTTCAGGGCATGCATCACTGCCAAGAATGACAGAGGCCCGCCCGGGCGTGACTCCGAACATCTCAGCGACATCGGTATTCAGGTAGCCAGCGGAACGGAGAAAGGTCTTGAGGGCGACCGGGCGCGGCACGGTGAACCCGAGGGAGGCGGATTGCGCCGCTTGTGGGGTTCTGTTAACCATTTACCTAACCTCTCGTGGAAAAGGGGTACGTTGGCTTTAGCTCTAAACTTTAAAAACAGTTTACTCAACTGTTATTGCGGTTTTATATGCAAACAAAGGGCAAAGATTGGTCGCAACACTATAAAATGCTTTGCGATATTTTTTTAAAGTCTGAATACGTTACCCACTTTGGGGCAACGAAACTTGGTCTTGCCCGCTGCCTTGGGGCTTCTCAAGGAAAGACGCAGAATTGGGAGAAGGGCCAATGGCCCTCGGCAAGCGATCTCGCGGTGATCGCGGAGAAGTTCGGCTGCTCGTACCGCTGGCTCGTTACGGGCGAAGGCGACCCGTTCGACCATCAACAGCCTCCCACCATGTCCGCAGCCCCCCCGCGGCTGAGGGCCGTCCCCATGATGGGGCTGGCCTCATGTGGTGTCGAAGGATGGAATCAGCAGACCAGCATCGCGGTGAGCGCGTCGCCGTTGATTATGGGAGAGAAGATGGTGGCCGTCGTAGCCGCGGGTGAATCAATGGTTCCCGCAGGCATCGCGAGTGGGCAAATCTGCTACTGCGACCCCGAGCAGCCAGTGCTGGAGGGCGATGCAGTCTACGTGGTCCGTCGCGATAACATGGCGACCATCAAGATGTATTTGGGAGAGGGAGAGAGGGCGGGTTATCTACGCATGCAGGGATGGCTCGACCCGGACGCCCAAGGGGTGCGCCGGAACTTCTTCATTGATGTGTTGCGCGATCAGGTGGTCACCATTGCCCCTGTGATCTACGTTCGAAGACGGTTGTAAGTGTAGACTGCACCCCGTGATTGCGGGGTTTTTTTCAGCCCGCTCCATAGTGAGCACGCACCTTCAACTTCAAGGAGCTTCCATATGAAACTGACAGCTGTTGAAAGACTCATCATCGCAAATCAGCATCAAATATTGGAACTCATTGACGCTGAGAATGCCGACAACCATAAACTTTGCAGGGAAGCCATAGAGCGTGGTTACCTTGAAGATTATTACTGGATAACTAATACGAGCATATTAAACGAACCTTCGAGTGATGTAATTGATGTCGTCCGCAACACGCTTAACATGTTTGACTGGCTTCAACGGCTGCTTGGAGTCGACGACGGGAAGAACATCCCAAGTAATGCGCTGTTCGACGGGTTTGACGGCAACACAGAAGACGACCACTTTGCATATATGGAGTTCTTCCTCCAAGGGAGCCATGGCTCACCGCGGTACGAAAGCTTGAAGTGGACAAAGCCCAAAGACCATAACAGCCATGCGCCTATGGTCCACATATACGAACGAATGCTGACCGTTTGGGAAGACCTTTCCAAAGACGGTTATGATCATTTGACCGAAGAAGACGCGCACAAAGTCCTTTCGGTACGCACCAACCACGAAGGCTAACTATGCGGTGCGGATGGTTGATGGTCTTCGTCTGCCTCTGGGCCGTTCCTACGCAGGCGAAAGACGTGGTGGAGCTAGATAGATGGCCTTGGGGGTCCCCCCAGTCTGCCATCGAGTCGAACGTAACCGACAACCACCTTGCCCATAAGACCGACAAAGTCATGATCTACGACATCGAAGTCGGCAATGGCCCCGGCAAGATGGCCTTCAATTTTGACGGAGGCCTATACAGCATTGGCATCATACCTGACGGCATAGCTCAAGGCGACATAGCCGCTTGGTACAACGCTCTTTCAGCAAGTGTAGCCAAGGACTATGGGGCACCACAGGAGAAGGACGCGGCCTGCAAGGGGCTTCCAGAGCCATGCGTTCGCAACCTATGGCAAATCAAACCCGACACCCATGCCTTGGTAGTACGCGCTGGCGAGCAAGGGAAAGAGCGCGTTTGGCTCACATATACCGCGTCCGACATGCGGAATCCGACCATTCGACAGGAGGCGTACGCAGCGGCCTTGGCGACTGTTCAGAAGCACAAGCTCGTACGGAGTGCCGCGTGGAACAGCAAGGGCTTTGTCCCGTCCCTACTGGTGGGAGTCACGGGGCAGGGCAAAAAGCCGGGCGCATACAACGGGCTTGCACAAGGATTTTGCGGCACATTGGCGGCAAATGGCATCGGGGGCGCTGTGGTCCGCGTGCTCGACGAGGACCAGCCGACTGGCACATGGGTGGAATTGGGCAAGGCTGAATGCCCCGAGTTGCCTCCCGCAGGCGCGGCATCCGCCACCACAGAGCGGCTTATGGACATTGCCACCGTTGCCGGGAAAGACACCGGAGCAGTGTCCAAAATGCTCGGCAAGCCCACTGACACGGAAAAGAGCAAGTATGGTCAACGCGCCTATTACAAGCTCAAGGACGGTACCGAGGTCGAGATCGTCTACATCAGCGGCAAAGCCGATTGGATAACCATCCATCCGGGTAGTCCGGTCCCCTTCGGGCCTGCTTGCGGGCAAGCCATTGGCATCACCGTTCCGCCGATGTTCGCGTCCTCCTCCGTCGTTCGCTGGGATGGCTGGAAGACAGCAGAAGCACATGCCGCCGGGCCGCACGTCGACTACTGGTATATCAAGGTGAAGACGCAATAGAACAGCTATATTTGCTACCAACCACCGCCAACACCAAAGGAGATAATCCTATGATGTCGAAGGAAGCCATTGAGGAGCAGTGCCCTGAGCTTATACTGTCCGACGACAATGAAGGCCTTTGTAATATGTGCGACGATCCAACGGGGCTAACTTTTTTCCGTGACCCTTGCCCCGTTCCCCGTCCACAAAAATGGTACGTCTGTCAAAAATGTGCCCCAGTATTTATAGCGCAGTGGAAAAAAGATCATGAAGAGTTTTGTGAAGCGTTTGACGAGGCCGCAAGCCATTATGAATAGTCGTTCACAAAAGCTCATTTGACACATCGAAGACAGCACAAAACAACTTCAAGCAGGCAAGCCGGGACCCCCGACCTGCCTGCTTTCTTATTACCCTCGTGGCTGCACTCGCTCGAGTGCCGAGCTTACCAGATAGGCTGACCGGGTTGAGCCAGATGCCTTGGCGGCTTTGTCGATAAGCCCAAGAGCGTAACGCGGCACAGTGATATTGATGCGCTGCGGAGTGCTATCCAGAAAGTCCGGGTTCACCTCCACCAACAGAAGCACCTTGCCATCGGCCTCTTCGAGCCGCTGCACGTCTTCAAGCCGAGACGGCTGCGGGAATATCTCGGGGTCTTCGCCGAGCATCCACGTTTCGACAGCGTCTTGTACGTTGTCGAGCAGTTCGTCGAGAGTCTCACCCATAGGATAGCAGCCGGGGAAGTCCGGAAGAATACCGCCGTAACTGCTGCCCGCGTCTTTGGATACGAGGAGAGGGTAGCGCATAGTATAATCTCCGTGAGGAGGGGGGGGGGAGCCCCCCTCCTGTTTACGTTAGTTTTTCCTTGATTTGCTTTTCCATGTTCTTCAAGAGGTCGACGGAGATTTCGTGGCTACCCTTGCTGATGACCGTCCATCTTCCGTCGGGGTGTCTGTATTTGATGTGCTTTTTACCCCCGACCTCTTGAAACCCTAGCCCCTTCAGCCGTTTTACCAGTTCCGTCGTCTTCATGAATACAAAATACACACGGTACACACTTGAGTCAAGCAAAAAGTGTGTACCGTGTGTATTTTGTATAGATCTAATGGCGGGCAGTTTATCCGGCTGCTTTCACCCCGCTGGCCGCACATACCTGCCCTGCCGCACCTCTATGGTGCCGTGGGCCAGCAACGCACGCACGCTACGCGGCTGCTGGCCCTTGCGGACGTCCAGTTGCAGGATGAGCAGCCTGCGCCACATCTCGGCGATGTACTCGCACTTGCGGCGCTCTCCGGGTATGACACGCCGCCAGTAGCGCAGATAGATGTAGGGCGTTCCGTCGGGCTTGCGGTGCAGGCACGGCGTACAGCCAAGGCTGAAGAGCTTCTTGTGGGGGTCAAACGGTTCACGCATGAAGGCATCATAGCGCGAAACGTCGCCCCCCTGTAGAGGCCATAGCAACGATGGTACGCCTACACCGGATAGCTCACCGCCACGGCCATGACCGATTCCACCGTCTGCGCGGCTTCAACCATCGCTTCAAGTTCTGCCCGGCGCGTGGCCAGCTTCTGCCGGGCATAGTCCAGCCCGGTTGGGTCGGTGGTGGCCAGCAGTGCAGCTTCAACAGCCACAACGGTGGGCGTGGGGTCGGAGATAGCCACCACACCCGCGAGGGCGGCATCATGCCCGGCGGCAATCTCCGCACGTTTGGCGGCTTTGGCATCGGCCAGTGAAGGCCCCGGTGCTGCCATAGCCACGGGTCGCCCTGCACTATCCGGCCGGATGACAAAGCCCCGCGTCTGCGCTTCCAGCAGTGCGGTGTGCTCTTCGGCGGTGATGGCCACCGCGTCGGCCGGTATGTGGGCATGAAGGTGGGCGGCATAGAAGCCGCCTGTCTGGGGCGAATAGAAAATCATCCTGTCCTCCTAGAATCCAAGCGCGGTGAGGAATGCACCGTTCACGGCGGCAGCCCCGTTGTTGTAGACGGTCACGCTTTGTAAGCCGGATATGACGACGGAGAGAGCACCCGCGCCCGCCTGCTGGCCGTGACGGGCTGTCGCATGAGCGAACAGCACCGACGCCGGGAAGGCGTAAGGGAACGTCAGCACCCTGTTGCCCCCTGCGGCGATTGCATCGGTGATGTGCGTCCACTGCCATAGCAGCCCGCTCGGGAACCGCTGATAACCGGTGGACGTCAGGTTGGCGGCCGTATTCGAGGCTCCGGTAAGGTGGATTGAGCCGCCCAGCACGTACCATGCACTCGACACGGCCACGAATCGGGCGGTGTCGTAGCCGCCAATGGCAATGCTCGTGGCAGGCCCCGCAAGGCCGTTCACCAGCGTGTCGGAACCTTGCCGCGCTACCATGACGCCCGCGCCGTTTCCGTAGATTTCAATCACCGAGCCTTGAGGGACGGATGACGCCTGCGGCAGCGTGAACGTCAACCCTGCCCCTTGTGCCATGATGACTTTGCCGCAGTCACCGGCTTCAAGGGTCGTGCTGGCTGCGTAGCCTGTCATGCCTGCGAAGTTGCCAAGTGCCCGCTGCACGAACTCCGTGGTGGCGGCTTTTTTGTCGCGGGCGAACTGCGCTGGGGTGGTGAGGTTGTGCAGCAGGTTCGCCAGCCCTGCTGGGGTCACGCCCCGGTCTGCATCCGTGCCCGTCAGCACCTCCGCCGGGGTGGCCAGTTCCACAAGCCCCGCCTGTTCCGTGGTGGCCAGCGGTGCGGCCCGGTCGGTTATCATCTTGGTGATGGCGGCCTTCAGCTGGTCGTGCTTCGCCTTGTCCAGCGTGAGGCCCGCGCCCTCGATGACGCCCGAAAGTTCTTCCTGCACGGCGTTGGCCCAGTCGTCGGTAACGATGGTAGGCGGAATGCCTGCCGTGGGGTCGCCATCGGTGAAACGGTTGTCTTGCGTGGCACCGGGGCCGTCGATTCTATGCATGGGTCGCTCCTTGCTGGGCGCTGGCTGCGCCATAGGTGAAGATCACATGGGTGTGCGCGGGCTTCAGCCGCCTGATGACGCACTCGAGCCGCTCATGCCCCCAGCGGCGCAGGGGTTCGCCTGCCGCACCGGCACCCACGGCGAAGCCCCGCACCGGAACGGAGGGAGCACCGATGGTGAAGGTATGCACCCACGCCCCGTTGGAGAGGGGCTGGCCAACGGCGGAATGCCCCACCCTGAAAGGCCGGTACTCCCGCACGGTGCAGACGCCCCCGGCCAGCAGCGTCGCCAGTTCCGCATAGTATTCCGGGGTCTGCCCGCCACGGGCGGAAAGGCGGAGCACCACGTTCTCGCGGCGTTCGGCGATGGTCTCGCCCGGTTGCGAGCATCCGTCAGGCAGGCCGCAGACACGTTCCCACTCCGGCAGCAGGGCCAGCGCCTGCGCCGGGTCCATCTCCGCAAGCAGACGGTGGCCTGTGGCATCCACGCGGGCAGGTTCCATGGCCAGCGCCCGCGCAAGGGCCGTGAGCACGGCCTCCGGGTCACGCGGCCATGCCGGGCCTTGGGGCAACAGCTGCAAGAGTTGCGCGGCGTAGTCGTCTTCTGTGTAGGGTTGCATGCGTGCTCCTAGGCCGTGGCGAAGGTGATGTCGCCCAGCACCGGCATCTGGTGGCTGGCGGGCACGACGTCCGCCGTGGGGGATTGGAGGACGTGGTCCTCCTCACCGGGTGAGACGGAGACGGCCTCGCGCAGGTGCGACACCCTGATGACCGCACCGGGCGAGGATTCGCGGGCGAACAGGTCGCGCAGTTCAGCCCGCACCGCCGCACGCACGGCCTCGCTATCGGGCACGAGGCGCACGGTGATGGGCACGGTCAGCACCTGCGGCGCGAACACCGTCACCTCGCAGGTGACCGGGCGCACGCCTTCAAGGTGCGCCTGCACCTTGGCCAGCAACGTGCTATCCGGGATGGGGCCTGAAGCCAGGCCATCGGCGACCACGGCCACCCCCACCGTCCCCGCGCCCATTCGCCCCGGGTAGACCCACGCGCGGGTGATGCCGGGCACCTCGAGTGCCCACGCCACATAGTCGGCAGCGGCCCCGCCGTGGGGCGGTTCCTGAATGCGTCGCAGCAGTCTGGCGCGAAGGCTCGCATCGTCTTCGGCATCCAGCCCGCCGGTGATGCCGTTACCCGTCACCTGCGCCACGGGCTGCAACCCGGCCACGGGCGAAGTCAGCATGAGAGACTGCCCGGCGGCGACGTTGCCCCCCTGCCCTGCCACAAGCGCGGTCACGCTGGCCGTGACCGTCGCGCCGGCGGCGTGGCTGTCGGCCTGCACCCGGTAGAGGGTTCCGTCATCGCGCCGCAGTTCCTGCCCGGCAGGCAGCACGGCCCCAGGCTGACCTTGCAGGGTCACGGTTCCGGCTGCGGCCACGGCGGGCTTGCGGCCGATGCCCCATACCCGCGCAAGGCGGGCCAGATACTCGGCCTCTGCCGTGTCCGGAAAGGGCTGCTGCGCCAGCCAGTCGAGATAGCCATAGAGCATGTGGGCCTGCCCTGCTGTAACCCGGGCCAGCACCCCGGCCACGGAACGCCGGAGGGGTTGCTCGCCGTCGAGCAACCGCGCCGAAAGATCGGACTCGGCACGCTCTACCAGCGCAGGCAGACTTGGACGATCAAAGGGCATGGTGCCTCCTATGCAAGGTCGAACCGGTTCGTTTCCGGACGGTAGCCGAACGTCTGTTGCCACCCGCCAGCCCCGCGCGGCAGCCGCAGCTGCACCGTGATGTGCAGGTGGCCCGGCCCGACCACGCTGGCGAACACCTCAAGGGACTCCACCCGCCCCTCGTCGACGAGCCATTGCAGAGCCTCGAGCGCATAGTCACGCGCCCGGGCGACCACTTCGGGAAGTTGCTTCTCGCGGCGCAGCAGCCACAGGCGCGAGCCGATGCGGTCCTTGCCGCCGGGCAGGGTGGCGTCGGCCCACCAGCCCCGGCGGTCGGCCTCGCCTGCGGGCAGTTCGTCGCCCCCGTCGGCAAGGCGGTCGCTGAAGAGGCTGACCACCACGGCAGAGAGCAGGCCGTCGTCAATGGCAAGGTCCTTGGCCCCGGCAAGATGGGTCAGGGCGAGGTCGGCACCAAGACTGCCGAACGCCAGCAACAGGTCTGCCACATCAGCCTCCGATGGGCGGCAGGGTCGCCGCGCCGTTGGTCTCCGGGTGGGTATGCGCGCGGAGCGACACGGCCCCGGCCTTGGCGTCGGCATCGGTGGTGAGGTCGCCCGTGGTATGGAGCGCGCCCTCGAAACGGGCCGAGGCCGCACCACCGCCAGCCCCCCGCGCCGTGAAGGCCGGAGTGGTGAAGGTGACTCCCTCTGAAGCCGTGACGCCGAAACGCCTGGTGGTCATGGTCACATCCTCTTGCGCCTCCACCTCGAGGTGCAGCGTCGACACCTTGATGCGCCTGTCGCGCATGAGGTGGATGACATCGCCCTCGTCGGTGTAGAGGGCCACCTCGCCGGGCTGTAGGCTCACGAGACGGTAACGCCGGTCGTCCACGGCGATGGCCACACCGTGCCCGCGGTCGGCACCGAGAAAGATCACGGCGGCCTCGGCCCCCGGGTGGGGATGCGAGGTGAGTCCGTAGTTCTGAAAACGCTCCACCCCGTCGGCCAGTTCGCCGTCGAGAAGGCCCAGTTGCAGGGCCTGCATCCTGACCCCGTCGGACACGAGCCTGACCACGGCACGGGCGGCCATGCCGCAGAGCTTGCGCTTGAAGGGGTCGAGCATCCTGTTGAAGGTGTTGCGGTCCATCCTATTCTCCGTTGAGGATGCGGGTCTTCTCCGCTTCAGACAGTTCGCGCGCCCCTTGCAACAGGTCGGCGGGCTTGCCGTCCTTGTCCTTCTTGAGCTTCTTCTCGAACTCCTGCGCGAAGGCCAGCGGGCTGCGAAGGGTGAGCGCGGTGGTGGTGCCGCCGGACGAGAGCCGATGCACGACCTTGCCGATCATGAGGTCCTGCTCGATACGCAGCCACGGCAGAACCACGCGGCACATGGCATTGAGCGGCCATAGCGAGCCGTCGCCCTGCCGCCACCCCTGCACCGTGACGTTGACGGATACGGAACGCCCGGCGCGCACGCTGGCCTCCCATTCCGCACGGCGGCGGGCGGTGGCACCATCCTTGGGCGTCTCCCCGGAGATGACGTGCGGGCGGTAGCGACCGATGACGGGATCACTGGCTGTCGCCACCACCGAGGCGGCCCCGGCAGCGTCCACCGTGTCGGAACCGCGCTGCTGGGCCAGCACACGGTACTCGCTGAAGCGGTCGCGGGCGTCGAACTCGACCTCGGCCGAGAGCACGTTCTGCCCCTGCACCAGTGCCGTCGTGGCCCGCCCTGCCCCGATGGCCACGAGCACGATCTCGCCACCAGCGCCGGGCATGGCCATGAGTTCTCGCTGGCGCAGGCCCCGCTCGAGGCATTCCCACGCCGTCTCGCCCGGCTCTATCTTGTGTACGGCAAGGGGTGCGCCCTCTGCGCCCTCACATCGCACGCGCACCCCGAAGGGCGCGGCCAATGCTGTGGCCAGCCTCGAGCAGGTTATCTGCCGCCATTCACCGGGGGTATGCAGGGCCGCACAGTCCACAAGGTCGGCGCTGGCGTCGCGTCCGGAAACGCGAATGGCGTGCTGCGTTGCGGCAAGGCTCGGCTTGACCGCATCGATGTGGCCCCTGATGAGTTCATCACTGCCCGCGCGGATGGAGCAACGCATACCGGGTGCCAGCGGCAGGGCCGTCATGCCCTCGACCCAGCGGTCTGCAAGCGACAGTTCGAAGGAGCCTGCCACGGCATCCACGGCGCGGGTTATGGTCACCTCTTCCCAGCCGAGCCATTGCACGCCGTCGATGTCGAGGGCGATGCGCTCGGCCCTGTCGGTCTGGTCACGCACGACGGAGAACCTCCTTACCCGCTTCGATGTCGGGCATGATGCCGCGCGGCATAGCCTCGCGGCCCGCCATCTGCGCTATCTGCTCGCTACCGCTCGCGACTGCGTCGCCCAAGGAAATGACGTTACGCACGGCGCAACACCTCAAATTCTTCAGCGGGCAGGAAACCGGGGTGCCGCACCGCGTTACGCCGCAGCAGGTCGCGCTCGGCATCGAGGGCGGCCACGTGCTCGACCCTGTGGGCCACTACCAGCGAGGGCAGCACCACAGGCGGCCTTACGGTGATGACCTCCGGCGCGGAACCGCCGCTCTCGGACAGGGCACGCACCGTGGCGGTACGCAGGTCGGTGAACGAGGTATGCACGGCATCGTCGCGGCTATCGTCCAGTACCCCGTCGATGGCGTCGCACACGTCCGCCCGCAGTGTGGCAGCCTCGCGCCGCGACTCCGGGGCGGAGAGCGCAGCCGACCGTGCCGCCTCGGCCACGGCGGCCTGACGCTGATAGGCGGCGATGGCCATGCGGTTCTCGGCCTGCACGGTACGCACCCGCCCGGCCCCGGCAGGCATGGTCACCTGTGGTGTCGCCCTCGCAACGGAGAGCATCTCGCGCGAGCGCTGCCCATGACCTGATGCGGGAATGCCGGCACTGTCGCCGAAGAAGGGCAACAGCAGGCTGGAAGGCGAAAGGGCCGCGAAGCCCGAGAGGGAAAGCCCGGAAAGGGCTGCCACATGTCCGGCCAGTCCCGAAGGGTCGCCGTAGACGGAACGGTACGAGGCGACATCATCCGCCACCGAACGCATGGCCATGAGCGCGTCGGACAACACACCTGCGGGCATGCCGTCACGCAACAGGTCGCGGTCGAGACGCCTGCCTGCCACGGCCAGCGCGTTGTCGGCCCGGTAGTCCGCCCGGCGGGATGAACTGACAGACCCGGCGGGGGTGGCAGCCTCGCCCGCCTCGGCGAAGGACAGGCTGAAGGCGGCCATGCCACCATCGGCCCGCGACTCGCGCAGACGGCAGCCGGTGCATACGACGGCGACCTCACCCGTCCACGGCACGACCAGTCGGCCCGGCCCTGCCTTCTCGCAGGCATCGAGCAGGGCGTCGCGCCCGGGCATGTAGTCCGGGCCGAGCACATACGCCTCTACCGAGATGGTGCGCGCCTTGCGCCCGAGGTCTTCCACATAGGGGATGTCGCGCCCGGGGAACTCGTGCAGGGCGGTGCGCCTGCCGGTCTCCATGTCGCGGACATCGACGTAGAAGGGTACGCCCCGAAAACTGGCCTCGCGCAGGTTCCTGCGCCATGCGGGTGTGTTCTGCATGGTCGCTCCTAGTTACGGGCGGACTCGCCAGTGTAGACGGTGTCGATATCCACAGGTGCCCCGCTCTGGCTCACGCGGGTGCCCGCCGGCGCGACCACCTCGAGCCTGACGTTCGACTCCGAGCGTTCGGTATGGGTGCTGCGCATCTCCTGCCGGTGCTGCGCCACGGAGGCCGCGCCGAGCTTGGGCCGTGGCGTCGCCTCGTCCTCGCCACCACCGAAGAGGGACGAGAGAGGGCGAGGCTCCGGAGCGTCATCCTCCGAGGCTCCGACCGGGTCGCCGCTCTCTGCGAAGACGCCCCGCTGCATCCACTCGGGGATGCTGTCGCGCACCCACGCCACGATCTTGTCCCACTTGAGCCACAGGGCCGTGATGCCAGCCACCAGAAGCCCGATGCCACCAGCCACCCAGCCGAAGGGCGTCGCCATCATCACCAGCCCGAGTTGCGCGAACACTCCCACAAGGCCCACCAGCGGGCCAAGCAGTCCGCTGAAGGCGGCGGCCAGCACCATGCCGAGGTTGTCCCAGCCGCCCACGAGGTCGGCCACCCACGCCAGCTTGTCGCCGAACCGCTGGATGCCCTCCCACACCTTGGGCAGCGCGTTCCATGCCGCATCGAAGAAACGGGTCAGCTTCTCGCCGATGTCCTTGGCCCACGCCTGCAATCTGCCGTCGCCAGACATCTCGTCGATCTTGGCCAGCACGCCCTCGAGCTTGCCCTTCATCCAGTCGAACACGCCGTTGGACATGACCATGCGCGTAAAATTGCCCCACGAGTCGGAGAGGTTCGACACCATGCCGCCGAAAGTTTTGGATCCTGCCTCCATGCCGCCGCCGTACTTCTCGGCCCATATCTTGGTAATTGCAGCCTGTATGGCGGCCCGGTCATTGGCTTTGACCATGAGCTTGGCTTGCTTATTCGTAGCATCTACATAGTCATAGACAATTTTATCTCCAACTTTGGAGGCATTGATACCGAACTCCTTGAGCCGTTCATTTTGCCCTGTCATAGCATCGGCGATGGCCTCTGCAGCTTGGTCAAGCGGTTTGCCCATGGCATACGCAGTATCGCCTACGGTCCTCAGTAGACCCTTGGTGGGGTCGAGACCGTAGCTGCGGAGTTTGACGAACGAGTCCGTGACCTGCGCCAACTCATAAGGCGTCTTGGCGGCGAAGTCGGATATCCAGCCCATCTCCTTCTTGGCCTTGCCCGTGTCGCCCTGATTGAGCGTGGTGAGGATGGTCTCGAACCGTTCGAACTGGCTGGCCGTGTCCACGAACTGCGTCTTGAAGGCGTAGCCAAGGCCGAGTGCAGCGGCACTGCCCGTAGCGGCCAGCGCCGCGAACGAACCGGCGAGTTGCTGCACCCGGCCATGCATCTCGTTACCGAACCTGCCGAACCGCTCCATGCCGGTCAGCCGGCTGAACCGTGAGCGTTCCGCCTCGAGGTTGCCGAACGCCTGCGTGACCCCCGACACCTTCTGCTGCAGCCGTTCCATACGGTCGTTCAGACTGCGGAACGGTGCCGAGAATCTGTCGACGGCTCCGATGACGAAGGTAAGGGCTGTTTCGCGGGTGCTCACATGCTTTCCTTGGGCAAGTCGTTGATCCGGTCGAGCCAGAAGCGGAGGTCATCCACGTCCATGTCCAGCAGGTCGCCGGGCGGAAAGTGGAAGGTGTAGGCGATAAGCCCGACGGCTACTGTCCAGTCCTCGGGCCAGCGGGCAAAAAATCGGTGACGACACCGAGCACGGTGGCGAGGTCCTCGCCGCTCAACTCTTCCATGACGCTGGGCGGCTGGCCGCACATCCTGCCACCGATGGTGAGCAGGTGGTCGTAGCACAGCGCGAGGGGTAGTCCCTTCATGTGCCTGCCCTTGAGCGGGCCTTGGAACACCAGTTCGGTGATGGTCTCGCTGCCGTTCTGCAGAGGGGTCTTGAGGGTCATGCGGCGTTCCATCAGCGCACCTCCTCGGCCTGCTTGCCTTCGAAGCGCACGGCTATCTCCGCCTCGCCGGTCTTCACCGTGCCCTCGCCCGCGTACCACGCATCGCGCAGCACGATGGTCTTGCCGTTGTGCAACTCGAGCGTGACGGTGACGCCGTCGAGCGACGTGAGCTTCTTGAGGTCGAGCGTGATGCTGTCGGTGATGGCCCCCTCAACGAAGGCCACCTGCACGGACGACTTGTAGCCATGCACCGCATCGGCCCCGACGATGGCCTCTCGCTTGTCGGTGCCGAGGTTGTACGAGAACTCGCCTTTGGCCTCCTGAAGGACGCCGTCGACCTTGAGGTAGATGCGTCCGGCGCGGGCATTGCCTGCCATGGTCTGCTCCTTGTAGGCGGGGCTTCAGGCCATGCCGAAGCCCCTTTGGTTACAAAATAAATGAGAGCTTCACGCCGCCCACGCAAAACTGGTTGACCAGATCGGGCGGCAGCATCCAGTCCAGCCGGTTGCGGTCGCGCTGGTTGCGCTCGCAGATGACCTGCTGGGCGAAGACGTCCACGTTCTCCACAAGGCCCATCTCCTCCCACATCCGGGCACGGGCGATGGCCTCGGCCTTGCCGACCTTGGGCGTGATCACGGGCTGCCCTGCCCCGAAGCGGGCGTTGTCATCCGCCAGCTTGTGGCGCGGGTACTTGCGCAGGATGTAGTTGCGGAAGTCGTACCGCAGGTAGCCCAGCGTGAGCACGGTGTTGAGGTCGAGGTAGCTGGGGTCTTCCGCCCCGTTGGGGCTGGTCTTGTAGGTGGTGATGAGTCGCTGCACTCGCACCGCGCCCCCGGCATCCACGTAGAAGGTGGAGATGCCGTCGAACAGCAGCAGGTTGTTCTCGCGCTGCGTGAACCTGTCCTTCTGCGCCGGCGGAAGCACGCCCTTGAGTTCCAGCGTCTGGAAGGGGCGCGCGGGGTCGATGTTGCCGTAGTAGGCAGCCACGGCAGCGGTCGAGGCGGCCACCTCCCACGCGGGGGTGGGCACGCCGTGGCAGTGCATGACGGTGAGGTGCTGGCTGTTGCGCCCGTCACCGAGGGTGCCGAGTTCCGCATGGGTTCCGGTGGCGGCAGAGATGGCCACGCCCTCGATCATGCGCAACGCGCCCCAGCGGTCCATCAGTTCCCTTTCGATGGCGGTCAGGCTTGCGGCATCGGTCCACGGCCAGACCAGCACGTTCCAGTGGGCATCACCAAGGGCGGCGATGAGCGGCGCGACGTCGGGGCTGGCCGTACCGCCTGTAAAGGCGGTGATGGCCACCATGAGTCCGGCGGGCGTGGATTCGCCATTGTAGTTCAGGCGCACGTCGATGCCGTTGCCTGCAAGCCCCTTGTGACGAGAGGTCAGGGTCACATCACCCGCCGTGGCGCTGGCACTGCACGGGCAGTCGGGCATGGCGTTGATGGCGGCGGCAAGGGCCGTGGCCACGGCTGCCGCCTGCTGGCCCGAGGTGACACCGCAGAGGATGCGACGCCCCCCGATGTACAGGGCCAGCGTGCCGCCTTCGGTGGCGGCCCCGGTGAGGGTCACCTTGCCGGTGGCAGCCTGCCCGGCGGGGGCATCCTCCGTGGCGATGGCGTACATCTCGGTGGTAGGGTCCGCTGCCAGATAGGTGGCGCAGGACTGCGCCAGCATGGAACCGGCACCGAACAGCGCCACGGCCTGCTGTGCCGAGGTCACGCGCACCGGCACCAGCGGTGCCTGCGCGCCCGCAGCCAGCTTCTGCCCGCAGACCAGTGTGCGGTAGGGCATGAGCGCAGGCCCCGACACGGCATTGCTGTTGTCTATCTCCACATAGACGAACGGCACACGCATGGCGTTGGGTACTTCGTTGAATCCTATGGTCATGGCCTAGTCTCCCTTTCTGGGCTTGGAAGGTCCGGCGGTGACGGGCACCACGTCTCCCGCTTGCAGCCGGCGCAGCCAGTGCGAATCGGTCGGCACCTCTGCACCTTCGGCAGGCAGGGGCTGCATGGTCGCGGGGTCGCGCACCACAAGCCCGGTGCGCGGTCTGATGTGCAGGGTCTCAGGGATGTGGGGCATGGGGAGCCTCCTGTGGCAGGGTCAGGGTGTCTTGAGCGTCGATAGTGCCGTCCGGGGTGCCAGCAGGTGAAACGAGGTCCCAGCTGACGCCCCCGGTGGCGAAGACGTCCAGCGGCGCATCCGCGAGGGGCCGCTCGTAGGTCACGGTGCAGTCGATACGGGCGCACCCCATGAGACGCTCCCCCGATGCGGCGAGGGATATCTCCACGGCGTCCAGTTCGCTGTCATCCACGAGGCCGCCGAAGGTCGGGTCGTCCAGGAGGGCAAGTTCGATCCTGTCGGCACGGTCGTAGAGGATGGCGTCGAGGTCGCGGTTGGCTTCCGCCACGACCTCGACGGCGAGGGTCAACGAACGCTCGTAGCGCCGGGGCGAGGTGTCCTTGTGGTCGGCCTTCTCCTTGAGCGCATAGACGCCCACGGCTGGCAGGTCGGCAGACTGGATGTGGCGCACGCGCGAAGCGTGCACAGCCTTGACCGCATCCCCCAGCGCCGACCGCAGCAAGGCGGCGACATGGTCGACGATGGCCTTGCGCGTGGTCATGCAGACTCCTTGTGCAGGCGTATGCGCCACATGCCGGGGTGCAGGGGTTCGCAGTCCGCCACGGTGAACCACTGGTCGCAGAAGCAGACCCGGTCGTCCTCCGCACGGGGCTTGCCGGGCAGTCCATCGCGAAGCACCACGATGCTGGGCTTGCTGCTGCTCACCTGCAGGTAGTCGCCAGCCTCCACCAGTTCGGCCCCTTCGAACCAGATGCCGTTGGTGGCCACCTGCTCGCCGCTGGCGAAGGCGATGGTCACAGGCTCCGTGAAGCCGGAAGCGAAGATGCGGCGTTGATCCAGACGGGCGCGGTCTGCGAGTCTCATGCCTTCACCTTGTCCAGAATGCGGTTTGCCTCGACCAGAACACGCTTGGAGAAGATCTCCTCCGCACGCACCTGCTGACGGAACCGCGTCTCCGGCCTGCCGAGAACGGAGAGGAAGGACGGACCATAGAGGCGCACGATCGGGTAGCTCGCCTTCTGGGTGCGCCCGTAGACCTCTCCCTTGGCGATGAATGCCCCCAGTAGCGGGCGATCCTTCTTGCCGCCTGTCGTCGAGATGAGCTTCCGGCCCGCACCTTGGCGGATCTTCACCGTGACGCCCTTCTTCGTCGGCTTCGCCCCCCAGCGGATGAGGGGGATGGACATGCGTCCCCGCGCATAGAGAACGGCGATCTTCGTACCGGGTCGAGCGTGCCTCACCCACATGGTGGCATCCACATCCTTCTTGGGAGCGGCATACTCCTCGCGGATGGCCTTGCTCGTCTCCGTCCGCATGGCGTAGATGGCCCGGTTCAGCGAGTGCACGACCACCCGTTCTATGCCGTTCGGGAGCCGCTCCACCTTACGGTAGAGTTCTCCCAGCACATGCTTGGCGTGGAACGTGTCCAGACGGGCAAGCCTCTTGTCAGCCATGGTCAGCGCTCCGGCCTGTCGTAGCTGTCCGGGTCGGGCACGAGGTCGGCCAACTGGCGAATCTTCTCCACGGTGACCTCACCCTTGCAGCGTTCGACGGCGTCCAGCACCGCGGGAACGCCATGCGTGAGGGCCAGCCGCAGCACGGTGACGAGCACTTCCTTAGACATGGTCTTCCTCCTTCACCGGGGCAGGCTGCCCCGTATTCAGGTCGTGGACGCCGACGCCCATGCCACGGGCGCAGTCGAGCAACTCGGACAGGCGGCCCGTCATGGCCACCAGCATCTGCGTGACCCTGTCGCGCTGCGTGTCGCCGGGGCTGGCCACATACTCCTCAAGGGCTATCCGCGCCGACTGGAAGGCCCCCCGGTAGATGCGGGCCACGGCCTTGGCCTTGGCATACTGCGCATCGTCGAGAGTGCCCCCGGCGTGGCCGTCTGCGAGGGCGGACATGGTGGCGTCGTAGGTCTCGCCCGCGATGACCAGCGTGTTGTAGGCGTTGTTCTCGAAGTCACTGCACGCGGCGAGCAGCAGCACGGAGAGCACGAGGGACAGGGTGCGGAATCTCTTCATGGGGCCTCCTGCCTGTGTCAGCCCACGAGGCTGGCAAGGTCGGTTGCGCGGCTCACCCAGCCGCGAAGGTACTTGGCGCGCTTGGGCGAAGCCGCGAGGTCCACATAGAAGCGGATGCGGCCAAGACACATGGCGGTGGCAAGACGCGGCTCGCCATACGGAAGACGGCAGAGCGACATGACGGCAGAGAAGGTCTTGCCGCCGAAGATGCCGTCCACGGCCACGGACTGGCCCATGCCGCAAAGAGCCTCTTGCAGGATGCGGACGGCCCGGGTCAGGCCGCAGTTCACGCCCGCATCGAACTGGCAGATGGCAATGCCCTGCGGCAGCGACTGCAAGCCCGGCCGCAGCCAGAAGTGACGGTGATACAAGGCCGTGGCCTGTTCGGGGGTGAGGCCCCGGATGTCGTCCGCGTCCACATCGCCATCACCGTCGACATCGCCCTCAAGCTGTCCGAGAGAGCGGAGCCAGCGCAGGCTTATGCCGTGGTTGGTCACGCCCCCCGGGTCGTCGGCATCATCGGAGAGGCCGCCCTCGCGCGGGAGCGTGAACTCCATGGCACGCATGAATGCTACGTCGTAGGTCATCACTTCGTTCCTGAAGCCGCCCGGCCTGCGGGCGGACAGAAGGTTTCGCGGTAGTCGCGCAGCCGGGTGGAGAGCCACTCCGGAATGGGCACACCGAAGAACTTGAGGTGGTCGAGGCAGCTCATGGCCTCGTTGACGCAAAGGTAGAAGACGAAGAACGCCCCCATGGGCACATGGAACAGCGTCCACGCCTTGCCGAGCGCGCCGTCCACGGTGGCCACCACGAACACGGCGGCGAAGTAGAAGAGGAACTTCCACGCGCCGGCGCGCATCTTGGCCCCGCTGATGCGCCTGATGCGGCAGGCGCGGACAAAGCCCAGCACGTAGTCGAGCACCAGCAGAATGGCGAGGAAGGGCAACACGTTGGCCACCCCTCCCAGCATTCCGGCCACCCACGCGAACACGGCAGCAAGAGCGGACTTGAACACAGAGTTCTCCGTCAGTTCACGGCACTGGATGCCGCACCACAGGGCTAGCTGGTCGAGCATCATCAGGCCTCGGGGGTGTCTCCGGCGGCTTCATCGCCACCGCACCCCGCCCCGGAATCGGTCCCCGATTCAGGCGTAGTGTCCTTACGGGCCTTGTCGTCAAGCAGGCTGCCAAGCTGGGCCTGCGGCGAGGCTGCCGGGTCTTCGAGCGTATCCACCGGCTTCAGGATGCGGTCGGCAGGTTCGACGGCACCCTGTTCCAGCAACTCGTCGGCAAGGTCGGGGGGCAGTGCCACGACATCGCCCGGGGCGTAGTCCTTTCGGCCCCCCTTGGAACCGTGGGTCACAGCGCACAGCAGACGCACTTTCACGCTCTTGGCCATGAGTCCTCCTAGGCCACCACGGCGGTGACGATGGATGCAGGCTCATAGGTGACGGGCAGCGGGTCGGTCTCGCCCAGCAGCCACAGCACGGAGGGGTCGCGCTCGGTCCACATCTTGGAGAAGAACTCGGCCTGCACTCCGCCGGGGCCTGCATCGAGGTCTTCGATGAGGCCGAACTCGAGCACGGCACGGGCCTTGGAGGAGAAGAGCGCCACCTTGTTGGCGGGCCATATCTCGCGGGCGGTGTCGGTGGCGTCGAAGAAGCTGCCGCCGTAGGTGTAGACCTGAAGCCCGCCATAGTAGCCCTTGAAGTCCGCCGCGAAGTCGGGGGCGAGAAGCCCGCCCTCGACACGGCGCAGGTCGAGCCGTTCCTTGACCTTGGCGTGCGAGAGGAAGGCGTTGCAGGCCGTGGTGCCGAGAATGAGCACGTCAGGCGCGTAGCCCGTGGCGTCCTTGGTCTTCTTCGTCCACGCCTCGAGGTCGGCGTTGGGGTCGCTGCCCGTATCCGACCATTTCGCCGTGCCGGTGAGCGTGACCTTGTGCTCGGCGGGCATGCCGAAGTCGTAGGCCAGACCAAGTTCGGGGATGGTCAGGGCACCCTGCAGCACATCGGCGCAGGCCTTCTCCACGGTGAGGTCGAGGCGACGCCGCAGGTCTTGCAGTTCCACGGCAAGGTTCTTCTGCGCGGCCTGCTCCAGACTCTGGCCTCCGGCCACATAGGGTGCCATGCCGGAAGGCCGGGCGAGGATCTTCTCGGGGTCGAGCTGCTTCTTGGGCCGCAACTTGGGGAACTGCAGAAAGGAGGTCGAACGGCGCGTGTTCTCGAGGATGGTCCCGCCCTTCACGGCGGAGGTGTACGGCACGACCTTGTTCTTGAAGCGGTCCGCGTCGAACTGGAGGATCTTCGCGGGGTTGGAGATGCGCTCGCGGAAGAGGATCTTCTGCAGCAGCCCGGGCTGGCCGGGCATGACCTGTACGGCCTCGGTCAGGTAGCGAAAGTCGAAGTAGTCCATGAAGGTTCTCCCTAGGCGGGCTGGTTGAGGGTCACGAAGATGCCCGCATCACGAAGCGCGGCGATGGCTGCGGCCTTCTGCGGTGCCGTGATGCCCTGCGGCCACACCAGTCCGCGGTCGAGCGCTTCGCAGTGGGTGTAGGCCACCGCCACGAGATCGCCCGAAGCGGGCACGCTGCAATCTTCAGCGAGAATGTGCGTGGGGGTCTGGCTGCCGTCGGACGCGCCGGGGGCGAGTTCCTTGAGCTTGCCCGACGCCGTGACGACGGCGAGCACGGTACCGGCCATGAGGTCACGCGCCGCGCCCGATGATGCGATGGTGACGGATTCCATCAGCGGCGGATGCGCGCCGAGGAACGGGACGAACGTCTTCTCGTAGGTGGTTACGCCATTCATGGGCGGCTCCTATCGGGTCAGCAGCCCGGCCATGCGCTGGCCGAACTGTGCAGGGGTTTCCGCACCGGGGTTGCCGGGAACGCCGGAAAGCGGCGCGGCGTGGGCCCCGACGATGCCAGCGAGGATGCGCTCCTCATGGCTGGCGCTCGGTTCCTCATGCCGGGGCTGGGCTTCGGTCGTGGCCTGCGCTGCGGGCTTGGGCAGCAGCGACGCCACGGCTTCGATCTGCGACGCGGAAAGGTTCTGCTCGAGCAGTGCCTGCACGCGGCTTGCGGCCTCGTCGCCCGCCACGGCCCTGACCGCAGCAAGGCACGCCTGCTGCTTGTCGCCGAGGCCCGTCGTGGCCTTCTCTTCGAACTGGGTACGAGCGGCAGCCACGGCCTTCTCTGCGGCCTCGCGCTCGATGGACGCCAGCAGTTCGGGGTGCTGGCTGGCAAGGTTCGCCCTGTCCATGGTCATCTCCTTGGCAAGGGTTGCTATGGCCGCTTCGCGGTCGGCCACGATGGCGGTAACGAGGCCCTGCGGCGCTTCGGAGGCGACAAAGACCTTGCCGTCCGCCCACGTCGTCAGGTTCGCGGCGTCGAGTCCCATGCTCGCGCTCACCCCGTCGGTGAAATGTCTGTAGAGAGCGGTCAGCCGTTCCTGCAGGTAGGCGCGCTCGTTGTCGGCAAGGGGGGTGTCGGGGTTGCCCACGGCCTTCCACTGGCCAGCTGTCAGATAGGCGTAGGAAAGGCCGGCCTTCTCGTTCCACTTGGACCAGTCCTCGTAGACCGAGATCACGCCGATGCTGCCCACGGTGGCCGTGGCAGGTGCCAGCACCCGCCCCGTTGCCGAGCCGATCATGTAGGCGGCGCTGGCCATGAGTCCGTTGGCATACGCCGCCATGGGCTTCGTGCCCTTGGCGCGTTCGGCACCGATGTAGTCGGCAAGCTCCTTCATGCCCGCCACGGTCCCGCCCGGGCTGGCCACATCCAGCAGGATGGCGCGCACGCCCCTGTCGGCAAGAGCCGCGGCAATGGCCGGGCGAATCTGGTCGAGCATGCCGGTGGTGTATCCGTAGCCCCAAGACCAGCTTCGGCGGGGCGTGAGCATGCCCATGACCGGGATGACGGCGACGCCATCACACAGTTCATAGGGGCGTTCTTCGCCTCCGGACACGCCGAAGGTGGCCGCCCTCTCCTCGCCGTGCGGGGGGGAAGCATCAGCAGGGAGAGGACGGCCGGGGTCATCGGAGGCTTCGGCATGGCGAAAGGCCGAGAAGAAATGTCCAAGGGCTTCGGGCATGGCGGCCCACATGCGCTCGGCAAAAAGGTCATGCAGTTGCGGCATCGTCGCCCTCCTCGGCGTCGTCGTGATTGGTGTCCCCGTCGCCATCGTCGTCAGACGGGAAGCCATCGTCTTCCGGCGGTGCGCCCGCCACGAAACTGGCGGCGTCGAGACGTGCGGCAAGGCGGGGCGCAAGACGCTGCATGAGGCGGTCCTCGTAGCCACGGGCCGCCCACACGTCCTCCACGGCAAGCCCCCGTTCACCGAGAATCTCGCCGTAGGTGGAAAGGCCGCTTTCGATGAGCGAGATGTTGGCCTTGGCTTCCTTGACGGGGTCGATGTAGCCGCGCCCCGGCCCTATCCACATGGAGGCGGTCCAGAGGGGCAATGCCTCGTAGAAACCGGGGGCAGACGTGGGCAGGGAGATGAGGCCGCGCAGGTACGCCTCTTCGATGACCATGCGGTAGATGGGCTGGCAGTAAGAACGCGCCTGCCACTGACGCCACAGCATGTAGACGCGCCACGCCTCGAGCAGGGCCGCGCGGGCACTGGAGTAGTTGGTCTTGGAGAAGTCTTTCAGCAGGGCTTCGTAGGGTATGCCCGCCGATGCGCCCATGGCCCGCACCACGAAGTTGACGAAGCCCGTCCAGTTGGCACCGGGCCGGTCGCTGGAGAGCGGCTTCACGTCGTCGCCGGGGTTGCCGTAGAGCACCTGCCCGGGGGCGTAACTCTGGTGGTAGACGCGCTCTTGCCCGCCCTGCCCGCCGGGTCCCTGCTGGAACTGCCCGAGGTAGTCCTCGACACCCTGCGTGCCGTCAGCCACCTTGATGAACAGCGGAAAGCTCGCCGCCACGATCTGCCCGATGAGCTCGTATTCGAGGCTGTCGGCAAGGTGCCGGAACAGCTTGAGCGCCGGGGAGAGGATAGGCTCGCCCCGGTACTGCTCCTCGCTGGTGCGGCGGAAGCAATGGAACGCCCCCGGACGGTGGAACAGCCTGTGCGGAATGCGCCTGAAGCTGTCGCTGCCAAGCGCCCCCCAGCCAAGCCGACCGCTCCAGAGGTCCGGCGCAGGTTCCGCCACCCACAGGGCGCAGGGCCTGCCAAGGCGGTCGAGTTCCACACCGTCACGCATATTGTGCAGGGCGCGCTTGTCAGACGGGGTGCAGAGCCTCTCCGGATGCACGGGCTGCATGCGAAGGCCGAGAAAGCCCCCTTCCTTCGTCGGGTCCACCATGACCGGGATGTGCAGCATCTCGCCATGGACGAGCGCCGAACGCAGCCCCATGAACTGAAGGTCTGCGAAGTGCTGCCCTTCAAGCCCGGCAGACTCGCACCACAGTTTGAAGATGGACTCCATCCTGTCGCCGATGTCGCGCGCCTGCTCTTCATCAAGGCCCAGCAACGCCGCCGGAATGATGGACTGCGGGAACAGGCCGTTGGCCCCCACCGCGTTGAGTGTGATGGTGTCCACCATGGAACGCCCGGCCCAGTCGTTGGCGACAAGGTCCTCACTCCGGGTGGAGGCGGTGGTGCGCTCCTGACCGCCCGCCACAAGGCTGGGCCGCCACGGCCGATAGTTGGACAGCGTGCCCCTGAAGGCCCCGGCGTCGCGCGAGACAGGCTGCACGACGCCGGGAACCAGCGGGGAGGAGGCACGACCGACAACGGCGTGACTGAAGGAGGCACGGATGCCCTGACAGGCAGGACGCCTGAACGGGCGGCGGGCATGTGGACGAAGGGCGCGCATCCGCTACCCCCGTCCGATGACGGGCCGCACGGCGAGCGGCCCGGGGCGACGCGGACGCCCCGACTGCGCGGCAAGCAGCAACTGCCGTTCGCGCTGCAGGTACGCCAGCTGTTCGCGGATTTCAGGCAGCGAGTAATGGCTCACAGATTGCCCGCTGATCGTGTAAAAACGGCCAGAGGAGACCGCCAGCAAGGCTGCCTTCCAGTCCGCTATCTGCGCGTCGAGTTCTTCAAGGGTCCAGAGGGTAGACATGCCGGCAACGTAGTACGCTGCCGGCATGTTGTCGTGGACGTGGTGGACGTGGTGGACGTGCTGGACAAAAAGTTGAGAAAACGCTGTTTTTTTCTCATCACGCGTCGGCGGCTCTGGCCCATTTCTTCGGAGGGAAAGGGTGTCCACTATTACCGACTCCCCCTTTGTTGCTAAAGGGTGTCGTCATTACCGACATCCCTTTCGGTGCTGGATGGTGTCGGCATTACCGACCCCACCGGCATGACATGCAGAGCCTATAGCACTCTGACATCTTCCACCGGCACGAGCCTCATGCCTCCTCCGACCCTGACCACCCCCACGAACCAGTGACCGGAAGCATCACGGAGGGGGCTTTCAGTCAGCACAAAGGTGACATCACGCAAAGCAAGCCCCGCGAAGCGGCGTCCGTTCGGCACTGACACCCGCATCCCCCGCAACAGAGGGGGCGGCGACTCGGGAGTAACATCTTGCCCCGTCAACGCCGTTGCCAGCATTGCCCCGATCTCAGCTGTGGAGTGATAGGCATGCGCGCCAGAACGCCCGTCTGCCCACCGCCCATCGATACGAAGCCTGAAGCGTCCTGAAGGCTCTCCCCACTCGGACGCATCATAGAGCTCGACCTTCTGCCGCCTTGCCTCGCTTTTAAGGCAAAAAGACGAATGTACTTTGCGCCGTTCAGACATGATTTTGCCCCGATTCAACGCAAGACGATGTTCTAGCGAGGTGCTCTAGACAATCGCGTTCATACACCCATATGCCCTTGACGCGCCCGTACCGCCGCGAAGGCAAAAGGCCCGTGTTCACAAGGTTATAGAAGAAGGAACGGCTGCATCCTAAAACGTCGCACGCCTGCCTCCAGTTGAGCTTGCGCCCCAAATCTTTCCCGCTGTTCATCTCGCACCTCCCCACCAGCCCGGACGGGCTCCATATCTCGGAGACGCCGGCACTGACTGTGCCTCATGCTGCGTCTTCGTTTGCTGCTGTGGCTGCTTCCAGTTACGCACGCCAAGGGCAAAGGCCCCGGCAAGGGCGAGCACCTCGCAGTCCCAATAGTGGTTATCCCGCCCCGAAGGGCAGACCCACGCCTGCTTCTGTTCATCGTAGTATTCTGCGACCATCTCCCGCGCGTATTCCAGCGGCGTGTCGTGGTGCAGGTGAAAGGCACCGGGGTCTTCCGGCGCAATGGAAAGCTTCGCCGCAAGGTCGTTCTTGAAGAACGTCGTATCCACCTTGAGCAGGCGCAGACCGCCCGGAATGCGGCGCTGCGTGCCCGGATAGTACTCCAGGGGCGAATAGGTCAGGGGTGCAGCCTGATGCTGCTTGCCCTGCGTGGGAAAGATGCGGCCCTTGTTGGCGGCACAGAAGGCGTAGACCTCTTTCGTCCGGTGGCCCATGGAGTCTTGCAGGGCGAGGCGAACCCGGTATTCGTTCCCATGGCCGTCGCGGTAGACACTGCCCCAGAGAATCTCGGCCAGTGCCGGAAAGGTCGGCGCGGTGCCGCACTGGATGAGCCAGCTTTCATCCTCCTGCCCCCAGCCGAAAGCGCGGATGACATAACGGAAGTAGCCCCGGTGCTCGTCGCTACCCTGCGTGTCGATACCTGCCACCAACGCAGCGATGCGCGGCGTACCATCGTCGCCAAGCGGCCCCGGTACTATGCCGCGCGGTCTGTCGTCGCACAGGGCAAGGATGCGGTCCTCGTCACGATCCACACGATGAAGGCGCCATGGCTCCGCCTTGAAGTTGTTGCAGAAGTCCTTCAGGTCCACCTGATTCTTCGAGGCGTTCCACCGCAGGAAAGACGCCGCCACCTTGGACAGCGACACGAAGTACGAGAGCCACGCAGGCAGATGAAAGCCGATGTTCGCGGGCCGGTGCGTGTCGAGGTGGGCCTTCAGTTCAAGCCCTGTCGACCGTTCACGCCACAGGCCAAGGCGCACGGCCCGGTCGCGGTCGCCGTCATGCCATACGCTGCCGCAATGCTCGCAGACATACTCGGCAAGCTGGCGCGAAAGCACGTCCTCCGGGTCGCGGACGTCCTCCGGCCAGCGGATTCTATCGAAGGTCATCAGCTGTTCCATCGCGCAGTGTGGGCAACGCACATGATAATCGAACACGGCCTGCGCCTCGCGCGTCATGAATTTCCAAATGCCTTCAGCTTCGACGGTCGGGGTGGAGAGCTTCCAGATACGCGCCTTGTGCCGCCACGTGATGGTGCGCTTCTCGGCAAGGGCTTCGGGAGACGCCTCTTTCTTGCTTTCTTGGTATTTGTCCAACTCATCCAACACGAGGTAGCGGATGGGCTTGTTGCCCAGCCGTGCCGGGGAACCTGACCACGCAAGGAAGATCGGCATATGCTGCAGGTTGATGCGCAGGCTTGATTTGTCGTCCGCCGACCCCGTCAGGTACGTGGCGAGACGCGGGCTACCCTCTATCATGGGCTGGATGCGGTCCTTGGCATTCTCGCGGGCGGTGAGTTCATCGGGGTAGACATACATGACCGGCCCCGGGGAGCGGTCGATGGCGTACCCGATGCAATTGTGAATGGCCTCGGTGATGCCCGACTGCGGGCACTTGCACACGCCGATCTTCCGCACCGCCTCGTGAAAGCTGGCATCCATGATGCCCACGCTGTAGGGTGTGATGGAGTTATGCCAGCGACCGGGGACTGAAGAGTATCCAACCACTCTATGTTGCTCGGCCCACTGGCTCACTGGCATGGGTGTACGCCGCCGCATGACGGCGCGCTCACCACGCGAGAACGAGAAGGACCATTTTCCTGCGCTCTTTTTCAAGCGCGCTAGGACGCGGACGCGCAGGTCTGGATGGAGGTTGGCCGGTAGGCGCATCGCTATACGCCTTACATCATCCTTCTTCGCAGGTGTCGGGCATAGGGTCGTCTGCATCGTCAAAACGCACCTCGTAGGTCATAGGCCGCGCATACTCGTTGAGTGCCGCATCCAGTTGGCGTTCAAAGAACGACAGAAGGTCGGGTGCCTTCTTCGGATTACCCTCGGCGGTGTGGATGAGGTCGAGCAGGCTCGTCTCAAACATGGTTCGCAGCCCCGTTGCCAGCACCCCGGCACGGGCCGCCAGTTCGACCTCCACGTCATCGCGCAGGATGTACTTGCCGGCGCGCACCTCGTTCTTGAACCGTTCGGCCTTGGCCTGTTCCTCAAGCTTCTCGGCCTCTGCCTTGGCCTTGCGCGAGGCGTATTCCTGCGCCTCTGCCGTTTCCTTCTCGGGCAGGGCATGCGTGGGCAGGCTGGCCGCGTAACGGTCCACGTCACGCTTGCGGTAGGTTCCGTCAGGCTGTGCCTTCAGAAGCCCCCTGCCCTTGTCCTGATACAGCTTGCTCTGGCTGATCTTTCGCCCCTGCTCCTGCAGATGTGCCAGCACATCCTTGAGCGAGCCGAAGCTCTGCTTTGTGTGCATCACTTGCTCCAGCATCTTTGTGACCCGCTCAAGGAGCCGCAGGTGCTCCGCAGACGGATCATCATTCACCAGACGCTTGGCGGCCTCTTTGGCTTTGAGCAGCAAGGGCAGATCGGTCTCCGCACTCTTGTCCACGAGAGACAGCAAATCATGCTCATGCATGGGCCACCTCCCTCGCCAGCGGCACATCGGCAAATGACGCGCCGCCTTCCAGTACCGCTGTCTTGCCTGTGACTTCCTCCCATCGCCGGACAATCACGTCCGCAAAACGGGGATCAAGCTCCATCGTATTGCAGCGCCTTCCCATGCGCTCGCAGGCGATGAGTGTCGTTCCGGAACCGCCGCAGGGGTCGAGCACCAGCCCGCCGCGAGGAGAGCTGTTGGCCACCATGCGTTCCACGAGTGCCACGGGCTTCATCGTGGGATGCAACTCGGAGCGTGCGGGCTTTGCCACCGCAAGAATCGAGGTGGAAACCTCCTCCACCGTCACATCCTGCCCCCGGATGAGCAGCACAGCGTCTCCCGTAGCCACCTGCCACACTCCCTCGCCAGCTGGCAGGACCGTCTGCCCGGCGAAGTGCTCCAGCAGCGTGGTGTGCTTACGGTTGCCGTACCAGCGGTGCTTGCCCGTCGGCTTCCACCCGTAGAGGATGGGTTCGTGCTGCCAGTGGTAGTCGCCTCGCCCAAGTACGAGTTGATGCTTGCGCCAGATGAGACATGACGCGAGCTTGTAGCCGGCGTGGGCAAAGGCCTTGCGAAACGCCGTACCGCCTCCGGCCTCGGAATGGGCCACATAGGCGGCAGCCCCGTCGGCCAAGGCTTCATAGGAGCGCGACAGAAGACGCAGCAGGAAAGCATCGAAGTCTTCCGGACTCATCTTGTCGTTCCGGATTTTCCCGGCCTTGCCGGAGTAGTCGACGTTGTAAGGCGGATCGGTCCACAGCATGTCTGCCTGCTCGCCAGCCATGAGCCGGACAACATCTTCCACAGACGTGCTGTCGCCGCAGAGAAGACGATGCCCACCCATGTTCCAGACATCACCCGGGCGGGATGTAGGCGTTTCAGGGAGAGGAGGAACCATGTCCGGATCGCTCTCTCCGGCAAGGGAGACACCCTGCAGGAAGGCGTCGAGTTCCGCATCGGCGAAGCCGGTCATCGTCACATCCACGCCGTAGTCGCGCAGGCTGGCCAGTTCGACGCGCAATGCCTCGTCGTCCCATTCGGCCCATGTCGCCGAGCGGTTGATCAGTAACCGGAAGGTCCGCACCTGCGTTGGTGTCATGTCATCCACGACGATCACCGGCACACTGGCCATGCCCATGACGAGCGCCGCCTTCAGCCGCAAGTGGCCGTCCACCACTTCTCCGGCCCCGGTGACCAGCAAGGGTATCCGGAAGCCGAACATACGCAGGGCGTCCACCATACGGGGTATGGCATCCTCATTACGACGGGTGGCATGTTCGCTATGGTGAAGCCTGTCCACGGGCCAGTTCTCTATGTTGAGGTTTTCCATCCGCTAGGATTCCTGTTATGCCTCTGCCGCCGTTGGCATGAGGGTTGGGCCGGTCCTGATCGGATGCTGTTACATCCGGTCGCCCTGAAGAGGTGCGACTCTGCAGGGCAACCCTCACCTTGGTTGTCAGCAACAGGCCGCGTCGTTTTGATGCGGCCTGTTGGCGTTGGAACGCCGTGCCCTGCACAGCAAATTGTCCGGTGTGATGATGCGGGCCGGGTGCTCCGCGAAGTAGTCCCACAAGGTCGGGGTGGCGTCGAAACGCCGAAGCAGTTCGTGCAGGCGGGCCATGTGGCGCTTGCCCCACGGGGCCGGGTACTGCCACTCGTACCCCCCGGAGTTGAAGCGCACGTACTTCACCGGCATGCCCTCCCACAGGGTACGGAAGGCAAGCACCGTCTGCATAACGTCCGGCTGGAGGCCGCACGAGGATGCAGGAGCCGATGCTGCGGCAGCCGCCGGGGAGGGAATGGGTGCGGGTGCAGTCGCACACGGGGCAACGGCGGGTGCGGAGGACGCTGTGGGAGCCTGCTCGACAGACGAAAGCTGCTCCGCGCCCCGAGCCTTGGCATGTTCCATGGCCAGCACCGGAGGCAACCCGGCAAGAATCCACGCCCGCAGGTCCTCGCCCTGCTTGAAGGCGTCGCCGGGGTCCTTTCCAGCAGGAACGGGCCACCGCTTGGCCTGCGGGTAGGTCTCGCGCCACCACGCCCAGCCGTCTGCCCCCGGGCCGTCGTAGTCCAGTGCAACGAGGATGGATGCTGCGGATTGCAACGCTGTGTGGGCTGTGGCGTCAGGACGGCCCCGGTTTGTCAGCACGGCCAGCGCACCGACAAGGTCGCCAGCGGCATGACGCACGAGCATGGCGTCCAGTTCGGCCTCGACCACGACCACCGCACGAGGAGCCTCGCCCAGCAGCATCGTGGTGCGCCCGCAACCGCCCTCGACGAGCATGTACTTGTCGCCCCACTGCTCCACATCGCCGTCGGGCCTGCGGATTCGGATACGCACCGGCGCGCCATCCTGCCCGGCAGGCCCGTAGGCCGGAATGATGATGCCGCGAGGGATGAACATGCTGGTTCTCGGCTTGCCGTCTTTGCCTTCCTTGGGCTGAAGACCCCACGCAGAGCGAGCGCGAAAGACGCCCTGCCGTCCCTGTTCCCCGGCGAGGTAGCCAAGGCGGTAGCGACGCACGGCGGCCTCTGGAAGGCCGCGTTCGGCAAGATAGGCCAGCGCCCGGGGAGTGCGCAGCAGGGCGGCATGGGCGTCTGCCACGAACTTGCCTGCCCGGGCTGACCAGATGTCACCCGGCAAGGCCGAGGGCTTCGGCTGGAAGCTGGCCTTGCGGATCGCCTTGGGCATGGCGGGCAGCCTGCCGGGTACGAAGGTCGTGCGCTCTATGCCGAGTTCCTTGCAGGCTTCGGCCCACTCAAGACGCTCGACCGTGAGCAGGTACTCGAGCACATCGCCGCCCTTCTGTTCCTGACGGCAGAACCATGTGCCGACCACTCCGGCCTTGGCGCAGGCAGGCCCGCCCGGCTGTTCAGGCCAGATGCGGAAGCGGTCACGCCCGCCGCACACCGGGCACGGGCTGGCGTACTCCTCGCCCCTGTCCCCCCTGCCGGTGGAGACCTTTCTGGGCTGCAGACCACGGGCAGCAAGTCTTTCAAGCAACGGCGCTCTCATTCGACTGAACCTCCCAATATCCCTGAAACCTCCCAGTTCATTTCTTTCTTTAACCTTATGTTTTTCCATAATAAGTTTAATGAATGGGAGCATGGGACATTTGACGTGGGCGATGCACACAACTCGCAATCATGCGCATGTGCGTGGCAAGATACCGCTGCGGACTCTCCCAAGCTCCAGACGCGACTATTCCTCCAATCATCACTGACCGTTGTGACTGCGCATCCGTCATTACGACTGGAGCTTTTGGGAGGTTTCCGTGCGGCCTAGTCAAAGAGCTTCTTCCTTTTGGCAGAGGATGCGTCAGACGAACTCGCATCCGTAGCCATCTCGTCTTCGACCTCGGGCAGAAGCGAGACGCCAAGGTAGACCATGCCGCCCGACTTCTTCTTGGGAATGCCCTTCTTGGCGAGGATGTCGCCAAGCCGCCGGGCGCTATACGAGTAGGAAGAGTCCACGTTCTTGTGCAGCCACCAGTTGAAGGCGTTGAGCAGCACCGTGGCGCTTGTCCGCGTGGCAGGTTCGATGCCCTCGACGACCTGCTCGATCTCGCAGCACTCGGTCAGGAAGCGGCCCACATCGTCGAAGGCTCTGCGCCGCTCGCGCGTACAGGCCAGCACCTCTTCAGGCGGGTTGAGTCCGACACGCTGGTACTCGAGGCACCCGCGCACCAGCCACGCGAGGATGCCGGGAAGCTCTTTCATCAGCTTGTGCTCCATCTGTGGATCACGGGGCCGTTCGTCAGGCGTGGTCGGATGATCCACGAAGCGGAGCTTCCACGGCACGGCGAGGGTGCGCGTCCAGAAGGCGTCGTCGTCGGCCTTGGCGCGCGGTATCTCGTTGGTCAGAAGGAACAGCAGATGCGTCTGCTTCCATGTGGTGTAGAGCTTGTCCTGAAGGCCCCGGGCCATGAGGTTGCTGCCGCCCGTCAGCCACTTGATCTTGGACATGGCGAACTTCTGGCCGTCCTCGGCTTCGGTGGCGAAGGCCATGCGCTTGCCGCGAAGGGCGAGCACGTCGGGCGAAGGCCCCGCGCTGCTTCGCGGCTGCTTGGTATCCAGCAACAGCGCCGTGTCGATGGTCGAGGCGAGGTCATCGCCAAGGATGGCGGTCAGGATCTTCAGAAGGGTGTCTTTACCGTTGCGCCCCCGCGCCCCGTAGAACACGAACCAGTAGTGATCATCCCTCGCTCCCATGATGCCGTAGCCGAACACGCGCTGCAGGAACGACACGATGGCCTCGTTCTCATGGCATGAGTACATGAACCGCTCGAACTGCGGGCACGGCGCGTCGATGCCGGGCCATTCGATGGGACAGGCGTTGAGCACATAGTCGTCAGGATGGCCGGGGCGGAACTCACCTGTCCGCAGATCGATGACCCCGTTCCGGCAGGCAAGCAGGAACGGCTGCTGGTCGAGTTCATCACCCGTGATGGCAAGGGGGTCGGCGATGGTGTGGGTACACCGGAGCAGCTGCTCGCGCCCGGACGGTGCCCGCAGGAAGCTGACACGCTTGAGCAGTTCCTCGCGCTTGCGCTCGAGCAGGGCCTTCTCGTCCCCCACGGCGTCGTCGGCTTGCTTCGACAGGCTCGAGACAGCACGGAGGTACGCTTCGCACACGGCCTCGACCGCAGCCTGTGAGGTCTCCATGATGTCCTCTTCCCAGTGGTGCCCGGCCCAGCGGATGAAGCGCCCCCAGCGTTTGACGTAGACGAACTTTCCCCGGTGCAACGCGTTGAAGAGCATGGCGTCGCCAACGCGATTGGCCTTCAGGCACTTCAGTATGAAGTCGTCACTGAGCGCGGGTACTTCATCCTTCGGGGCAACCGGGCGTGACGCCTCTTCATCTTTGACGCGGGCTGCCACTCTCGCGGCCATGTCCGCTGTGGTAGGCACAGACGGTGCCGCAGCACCGACTTCAGGCAACGCATCGCCGGTACGATCTTCATGCATGGCGGTACTCCATGAGCCCGCCCGTGCATGGTGCGACGCCCCTCAACGGGCGGGGTGCAGTGTTACGATTGTCTCTTGGCGTATGCAGCGAAGGTGTCGCACCCGCGCGGATTCCATTTTTCCACGCAATGCGTTCCACAGTTCGCGGCCAAATCGTGGGGTCGGCAGCAGCCGTAGGCTGGCCCCCATAGGGGAAGGACCCGCAGCTGCCAGAGGTGCGCGCAGGCTTATGGGAGATTTTGGTCAGCTTCTCCGGAGAGGGGGGGAAGGGGGCGCGGGGGACTGCGCCCGCCCGGAGGCCCGCGCAGCGGCGCGGGCTGAAGGATGCGGCCGAGCGTATCTTGCCCGACGCGCAGAGTTGGATGAATGGTACAGCCTTAATGAAGGGACGCTCGTCCGCCCCACATACGCAGTCCAAGGATTGAACAGCAATGATGTAAAGTGGAGTGTAAAGCTTGCCTCCGTATGCTACCCCCTTATGCCTCCGTTGAAAGTCTACGCGGCATCCAAATCCAGCCCACATTACGCGACGATACGTTACTTTACCGTGTTCATCGCGTGGGCCTTTTAAGCAGAGAGTCGCAGGTTCGAATCCTGCACGACCCACCAATGATAACAGAAAGTTACGAGTCACCGGTTGAACTGCTGGCAAGCAGGATTCACTCGGTGACTCACTTTTTGCCTGCCTCCCCCCTGCATGCACGCGCGAACGCTTTGACAT